CTACAGTCACGTTGCCACTACTTGGACTTGACCTTGGACACAATGCGTGACAAGTTCCTGCGTATCAAGCAGATTGCACGTACTGGTACGCTTTGGGGCAATGAATACGGTTTTGAACCTGAAGAAGAGCAGGAGATCCTGGACTTCATGTACGAGAACCGTAACAAGCTACGTGAAATGAGCCTGCGTATGGCACTGAAGATTGCGGATCTTAAGAAGATTTCAGAAAAGTGGCGCATGCTTGCAGAAAGTACTTGCATGCGACGTGTGTAGATAGTATAATAATTGAGTAACAGAATAGATTTAGTATCACTTGCTCCTCTCCTCCTCCAGATACTAAATCTTAGCGCAGGGTGTTTACAGAGATGTAGACACCCTGTTGCATTTTTGTTATAATATTCTTATGCATTTATATACAGTTGGTGATAGTTTTACATACGGGCAGGAGTTACAGGATCCTGCAGCTTCATGCTGGTCAAAGCTAGTAGCAGATGGTTTAGATTATCAGCTAATAAACGACGGCTGTCCTGGCGTTGGTAACGAATATATGATTAAAAAAACTATGAAGGCTGTTAGTGAAATAAAGCCGGATTTAGTTATTGTTGCTTGGACAAGCGCCGGGCGTGTAGAATTTGCAGACGAATGGGGTGTATATGACACATGGCCAGGCTGTAGTAGTAGGGTGTTTGATGCAGATCCCAAACTAGGATATCGCAAACAACTGATTAAATACATTACAGCTTACAATAACGAGGAGTACGAATACCGTAAATGGTTACGGCAAGTTATTCTTTTACAGAGCTTTTTAACATGCTATAATATAGACTACAGATTTGTATCAGCATTTGATAATCAGCATCGCAATAAAATTTATAGTGATACTGGTTACACTAATATGATCAACACTGATAAGTTTATAGGATGGCCTTTAGAGGGGTTTGTTGAATGGACACACGGTACACCAAACGGTCCTGGGGGACATCCCTTAGAAGAAGGACACCAACGAATAGCGGAGAAGATTATTGAAGCCTTGCATACTACACGTTAAGGATGAAGTCAACGTAAAGATCGAAGGGTTGGAACTTGATACTCGACGCAAGTTGAGCAATAAGTTTAAGTTTGAAATCCCTGGTGCACGTTACATGCCAGCGGTACGACTAGGACGTTGGGATGGCAAGGTTGCGTTCTTCCAAATGGGGGGTAGTACATACATCAATCTACTGCCTGAGATCCTACCCATACTAGCCAGCGACGGTTACGATGTTACACTAAACGATACACGTGACTACGAGATGGACTATCCACTAGAGCCTGTAACAGAAGACAGTTACAGCGAATGGACTTGGCCTGACAAGCATCCGGCAGCGGGCCAACCTATTGTGCTACGTGACTATCAGGTAGAGGTTATCAACAACTTCCTTAAGAACCCGCAGAGCCTACAGGAAGTAGCAACTGGTGCCGGTAAAACACTTATAACAGCCGTACTAAGTCATAGATGCGAGGAGCATGGGCGCACTATTGTTATTGTACCTAACAAGAGTTTGGTTACACAAACAGAAGCAGACTATGTTAACATGGGACTTGACGTTGGTGTGTTCTATGGTGACCGCAAGGAGTTTGGACACGCACATACCATTTGTACGTGGCAGAGTCTAAACATACTGCTTAAGAATACTAAAAACCAAGTGGCACCTATCACCATACAGGAGTTCCTCGAGGGCGTTGTGTGTATTATGGTAGACGAAGTACACATGGCTAAAGCAGACGCACTAAAGACGCTGCTAACAGGTGTAATGAGTCACATACCAATACGTTGGGGACTAACAGGCACAGTGCCCAAAGAAGACTTTGAAAAGATCAGTTTGGTGTGTAGCTTAGGCCCTGTTATTAATCAGATCAGTGCAAGTGATTTGCAAGAGCGAGGTGTTCTTGCTAATTGTGAAGTGAATGTGTTACAATTAATAGACACTAAGGAATATACAAACTATCAAAGCGAGCTTAAATACTTGCTAGAGCAGACTGATAGATTGGATTATATAGCAGGTGTTATAGAACAAATCAAACTATCAGGTAACACTCTTGTACTGGTGGACAGAATTAATGCAGGAAAAGAACTTGAAAGAAGGATTTCGTCTTCCGTATTTGTTAGCGGTGGAACAAAGGCACAGGAGCGTAAAAACCATTATGATGAGGTGGCTGATGCGACTGATAAGGTTATTATTGCGACTTATGGTGTTGCCGCTGTGGGTATTAATATCCCTCGTATATTCAACTTGGTACTTATTGAGCCGGGAAAAAGTTTTGTCAGAGTCATCCAAAGCATTGGACGAGGAATTAGACGAGCAGAAGACAAAGACTTTGTCCAGATATGGGATGTTACGTCAACCTGTAGGTTTGCCAAGAGGCACCTTACGAAACGCAAGGCGTTCTACAAGGAAGCGAAATACCCGTTCAACATTCAGAAAGTAGATTGGCAATGAGAATACTAACACTAGAAGACGCAGCATTTGAAATGAATGAACTGCCCGATGAAGTAGACGATTTAAGATTTGCTATACTAGATAACAGCGACTCTAACAACCCTGATTACTTTTTTATCCCTCTTATCTTTCTAGAGAGTTTTAACAGTCCTGCTCTAGTACTAGATGTAGCAGGGCATCAAATCAAACTGCCAGTTGATTGGAAGATACTTATTGGTGAAAAAGAAATTGGCGATTTAGAAATGATCAATCTTAGTAGCCTAAACGACAGAGGTTTTAATGCTTTTAGTTTTAATCCACTTAGTAGTTATAAAGCAGACTACCTTCCTGTAAACATCGTTGATCTATACATAGACGTAAAATGGTTCTTCCCAAAACTAAAGCAAGGACAGATTCTCGCTATTCCAATTCAAACAGGAGAAAAGCCAATGTGCATCTATTGTGCTAAAGAGATCAACAGACAGAATGAGATTGTAGACATTACAAAGGCTTGGTAATGAACTATGATGAGTATGCATCTCCTAGTACAAAGATTATTGTACGTGAGGACTATAGAGTGTACTATTATATAGTAGACCCACAGAGTCATAGTCATAGAAATCATATTGCAATCGTCCAACGTAAAGTAGATGATTACTTTCGTGAGCGAGATATTCCTGCAAGCAGAAAGATACAGCGTAGTGCACAAGGTAAACGCATTATGTGGATACACTTTGGAGACATAAGCGACAGTCATATGTTTTATATGGCACTAGCAGAACATATTACTACTCGAGGAATGAAGTTTGAGCGATTTACCTCTTAACAAAGTACTTGGTGCGTTAGATCGCAAGGATCGTAAGTTCTGGGATAAGTGTACACCAGAGCAACAAAAGAAGATTGCACCATTCCTTCTCAATAGATATATGAGTATCGTTAAAGGCAGTGCAGAGCTACACGCCTACTATCTTATGGCTACTAATCAGCGTGTGAACATAAACTACTTTGCACTCAACAAGCATCCTAAACTGGTATGGCAGTTGCTATGTACAGTGAGTCCGGGTATGGGCAATCAGTTTCATCAGTGGATTGGCAATAAGAAGAAAAAGTCTAACAACTCAGATATCCGCAAACAGCTCGCAGTGCTATATCCAAATTACAAAGAAGATGAACTAGACTTACTAGCAAGCATGACCACAGCCAAAGAACTCAAAGAACTTGCTGCGGCTAGCGGCGAATGACAGACTTGCGTGATATCATTGCAGATGCTATAATTAATCATAGTATGGAACCTAAAGATTATGTGTGCAAGTACTGCGGTAAAAGTTATCGTAAGGAAAGCACACTAGCAGCACATCTGTGTGAACCCAAGCGTAGAGCACAACAGGAAAAGGAGCCGGGCGTACAGTTTGGTATGCAGGCTTATTTGCGATTCTATGAACTGACACAAGGTAGTGCTAAACTTAAAACATACTCAGACTTTGCGGAGTCACCATACTACAATGCGTTTGTTAAGTTTGGCAGGCACTGTCAGAACATACGTGCAATTAACATACGTGGCTTTATAGATCATGTAATTAAAGAAAACAAGAAGCTGGATCACTGGTGTAAAGATCAAATATATCAGGACTTCCTCTTTCAACACCTAAAGCGTGAAAGTGTGCAGGATGCACTGGAGCGTAGCATGGAAACAATAGTAGAATGGGCAGAGGAAAAAGAAAGTGTCTACAATCACTACTTCTTGTATGCAAACACAAATCGTATTGTCAGTGACATTACAAAAGGACGTATAAGTAGTTGGGTAATCTATAACTGTTCAACAGGTGTAGAGATGTTAGACAAACTAAATCCAGAGCAAGTTGAAATTGCGTTCCCATATATCGAGCCTGACTTTTGGAAGCGTAAGTTTCACGACTACGTTGCTGATACAGAATGGGTAAAGCATATACTAAGTGAGGCCAAACTATAATGGCTAATAATCCAGAAATAGACTGGAGTAAGAATACTAGCATGATGTTAGGACGTTTCCAACCCTGGAACGCAGGCCATCGTGCTATGTTTGAACAGATTTCTAGCTTGCCTAATAGCACTCACAGAGATCCAAAGAAGACAACTCCCCGGCAAATTGTTATTATGGTGCGCCATCAAGGAGATGGTAAGTATACATTTGATGAGATTAAACAGCAGATCATCGACGATTTAGAACCCAATTATCACGGACGCTATACTATAATGCTTGTACCCAACATTACTAATGTGTTTATGGGAAGGCAAGTAGGCTTTGATGTTGAACGTATTGATCTTACGTCTGACATGGAGCCAGTAGATAACAAATTAGTAACCAGTGCAGAACGTCAGCATTGGGATCGATCATTTTGGAAAGATAGACAGTGAAGATTTTAATATTTGGACTACCTGGTAGTGGTAAAAGCACACTAGCAGAACCTTTTGCCGAACTCATAGGCGGAGTATGGATTAATGCTGATCGTGTAAGATCTCATTACGATGATTGGGATTTTACACCAGAAGGACGCATGCGTCAAGCACAGCGTATGCGTTATTTGGCAGACGGTGTAGTTATGGCAGATAAGATTGCTGTAGCAGATTTTGTTTGTCCCACAGAGACAGCTAGACAGGAATTTGCACCAGACTATACAGTTTGGATGGACACAATTAAAGAGGGACGATACGAAGATACAAATAAGATGTTTGAGCAGCCTCCGCATTGTGATTATCATGTTAGTCAATGGTTCGACAACACACATGAACAACTTGTAGAAGTTGTCAGACACTATATGCAACGAAAGGCTGGTGAAACGACTATGCCCATATTAAAAGGAACTATGTAATGTTTGATTGGCAAAAACCCACAGTAGAAATGCTAGGACGCTGGCAACCATGGCACAGTGGACACACAGCACTATTCGAAAAGTGTATAGACATCACAGGGCAGGTAGCTATTATGGTTAGAGACGTTGGCGGCGTAATGGGCACTGACGCAGGTGCCGGTCGAACTGACACCATACAAACAGATAATCCTTTTGATTTTGATACAGTATGCAGAAACATTGAAGGTCCACTTTTTCTACGTGGCTGGGTATGCGAGGAAGACTATATTATAATGCGTGTGCCAAATATTGTAGACATTAGTTATGGTCGTGGTGTGGGATATAGCTTTACAGAACACGATTTAGGTGCTACAATACATAGTGTAAGTGCAACAAAGATTCGTGCTGAAATGCGTGAACGAGGCGAACTTGCTGGGATAGATGATCTCGGCGTAGATCATGTTGCTATTATCGGCGGTGCTTCAGATTGATTGATTTGCCAGATATTGACATTGACTTTGCCAAAAGGACTGGTGTGCTTGAACACATCACACATACTCCAGCCAGACTGGAAACAGGCAAACAGCATAATACTGGTGTGTACTTTACAGACATTCCACGTGGTGTTGATGGACTTGCTACAGTAGATCACAAGCATGCAGAACAACTAGGCTATTTTAAACTGGATATGCTGAATGTAAGTGTGTATGAAAATGTTAGAGACGAAGTACATCTAGTAGAACTTATGACTACAGAGCCACCGTGGCATCGTTTGTGGCAGGATCAGGAATTCTGTGAACAAATTGTGCACATAGGCAATCACTATGAACTTATCAGAAGCATGAAGCCAGATAGTATTCCACGTATGGCAATGTTCCTAGCAGTAATGCGTCCCGGCAAGAGCAAACTACGTAATAAGCCCTGGGCAGAGATCAACAAGACTGTATGGGATCGTAATGTAACTGGATATACATTCCGTAAGAGTCATGCTATAGCATATGCAACTCTAGTAGTTGTACATATGAATTTACTTAACTCGCTTAACTAACTGAATGTTACGACGCTTGCCTCGCTTTTTAGCTAGATCTTGAATACTCACTCTAGGTCCAAACTTTATTTCACAGTCTTTTATATTTAGACTAACCATTGTGGGTTGAAAACT